AGGTCATAGACAGTTTTCGAATTCTTCCGTGCTCTGGATCATTAGGATCTTTTCTGTCATAGGGTTTATCCCAACTATCACAATGCCAATCGTAATATTGATTTAATTTATATTTTGTAAACTGACAAGACTCACTTCTTTCCCAATCAAAATTCCAACCAGCAGCTCTATTTGCTTCATGAACATATGGATGTAATTCTTTATAAATCCATTTATCATTAAGCCAAACCAAATCTGATTTTCTTTTACGCTGCATATTTTTTACTTCATCTTCTTTTAATTTTCTATCACCATAGCCACCAGTTCTGGCCATTGTTTCTTTTTGTTGCAATGCATATTGTATAACTTCATCACAGAATCTCGGTGTTAATACACCACTAAAATACCAATAATAATTAGATATATTCATAAATTATAGTTTGTACAAAATTTAAACTATCCTTTTGGTTATTGGTTAGGTAATACATATTGGTAGATGGAAACATTATAAATTTATTGTTTTCTAATGGTATGTCCCAGCTTCTACCTTTACGTCTGTTATCGTCATAATATATTCTAACCATGCAATTTTTAACACTAACACCATATAACAATGTGTAATCTGGAGAGTTACGTAAATCTACTGGATCTATATTTAATAAAGGAATTGTTGTTTCTTGCGGTTTATAAACATTTCCCCAAGTTTCTTTGTTAATTAAAGTAAAATCATACTCTAGATTTATATGCTCTCTTACATAAGTATTAAGCATATCGAATGTTCGTGAAAATGGTAAAGGTGAATCTGTGACTTGTGATTTTAAAATATCTTCTTGTAATTTATTTCGGTCAATGTCCCAATTTTTAGGCATTGCCACATCACCATAATATAATGCTATTTCAGATAATACTTTCTTTTGCATACCACATACCTTCTTAATTTACGCCAATAAGTCTGTCAAGTCCCAAGATTGGTTTTCTTCATTCCAAACGTAACGCCATTTATTAGTACCAGCTATATTTTGTGATTCTTGTTCTTCTGTCAATGCAGGTGCATCACCAATTGGTGAGTTCCAACTAGCAGTTGTAGTATTTTTTACCCAAGATGCGTATGGTTTTTTAGGCCAAAAAATTTGATCATCTTCGTCCCAAGTATAACCTATACCTGCGTAGTTTCCTCTAAATGCTTTTGATTGATCTGCTGATTCGACTCTTTCACCAGATTCATTTGTGCTGTAATGTTTCCCGTTTGCTGTATTATAAGATGTTTGAATCCACATTTCTGCAGGCCAGTTATTATGTAACTGTAAATATTCTTGTCCTACTCTTTCATCTTCAACATTATCACCGTTTAACATATCACCATTATTCAAAGTTAATACTTGAATAACTTTTCCGTTAGCTCCTATTTTTGCAAAGTGTGCCATAATGTTTCTCCTTATATATTAATTTTAATTACCATTCAACTACTGAAATTTATACCTTATCACAACTATTCCAGAACCACCAGCTCCTGATGTTGATGAACCTTCTCCACCACCGCCACCACCGCCACCGCTGTTAGCAACTCCTGATCCTGCAGTTCCACTTGTTCCAGTTCCTGCACCTGCTCTTCCTACAGGATTAGCAGTTCCACCAGAACTACGACCACCACCTCCGCCTCCACCAGAAAACTGTAAAGGAGAAGATGTAATTTGTGTTGTTGTCCCTGCGCCACCATTTCCAGCATTACCACCACTACCACATCCACCTGGTGATCCAGCTCCACCACCGCCACCTCCAGCTCTAGAACCAGGTGAAATGGGACGACTTGCTCCTGGACCTGAACCGCCTGGTGTTCCTTGAGCAGGACTTGTTGGAGGTTGATTTCCATCTCCTCCTGGGCCTGATGTACCACCACCTGTGCCACCACCTCCACCAGAACCACCTGGTCCACCTTTTCTATTAGCAGGTGTACACGCTGGACTACATTCTGATCTACCAAATCCACCACCTGCAGATGTTATTCCGCCAAAACTTGAAACACCACCAACACCGCCTGGAGTACTAGGAGGTCCTAATGCTCCCCCACCACCTACTACTATTGGATATGCTTGTGCTGCAAGTGTGATTCTATTTGCTGGAGTGCAAAAACCTTGTAATGGACTTGAAGTATATGGCGTAACCGGATTATCAACTTCTCTATAACCACCACCTCCTCCGCCACCACCATCATTATTACCACCTCCTGCTCCACCACCTACAATTAAATATGAAACTATATTTTCTGGAGCAGTTGTAGATGCTGTCGAAACACAAAATGTCCCTGGCCCTGTAAATGTTGCTATTTTAACATTTGCACAATCTGGTGCTGTAACTAAAGTATTTCCAGTGCCTGAAACTGTTGCTGTTATAAAACTTTGAGATTGTTCGGTATCTTCTGCATTTTGAACATTAACCCAACCTTTTGTTGAATCAACATATACTAAAGTTAAAGCTTGTCCATCTACATTTAAAGTTAAGTCAGCAGCAATACCACCAATTTTTTCAGAACCGTTTGGTGATATTATAAAATTATGTGTAGCAAAATTTCTTGCATAATCAGAAAAAGCAACAATTGCACCCGCTGATCCTGCTGGTAAATTTGCTGTTATAGAACCGCTTGAATTTATAAAATAACCCTCACCATTAGCTGCTGTAAAATTTCCTGTTTTAATTGATCCCGTTTGCCAGTTAACTGATCCTTCTCTACCAAAACCTGATTGTGATGCACCTGAAGCAAGTGTTACTGTTTTACCTGATTCACCTAATGTAAGTGTGCTTCCTGATCTTGTTGTTACTGTATTTACTTTTATTGTGCTCATAATTTACCTATTGAAATTTGTACCTTATTATTACTATACCAGAGCCACCTATAGCACCTTCACCTGCTTGACCACCACCTCCAGCACCTCCTCCTGAATTAAGTACTCCACCATTTCCAGGATTACCATTACCTGATCCACCAGCACCACCACCTCCTGTTCCACCTGAACCAGCACCGCCAGATCCAGGTTGTCCTGAACCTCCGCCACCTCCACCAGCAAAAAATCTAAAACCTCCACTTGGAACTCCACTACAACCAAAATAACCTGGAGCAAAGCCTCCACCAACACCTCCTGGTCCTCCAGTATCACCTGATCTATTTGAACCAACTGCCATGAAACCACCTCCACCACCGCCACCACCTGGGTTTGCTGCATCTCCGCCACCATCACTTCCTTGCGAAGGATTAACTGGTGGAGTATTTCCAGTACCCCCTGAACCTGAAGCACCTTGACCTGTACCACTTCCTGAACCTCCAGGATTATTAGGTGAAGCTGATTGTCCATCACCTGTACTACCTCCACCACCTGTAGAAGTTATAGTTGAGAATGTTGAATTACTACCTCTATCACCTGGTTCAGAGTTAGGACTTTTAGCAGATCCTGGACCACCACCCGAACCGACAGCAATAGGAAAACTTGCAACTGTTGCTGCTATACCTGCTGGGGCATTTCTTGGTGAAGCTGGTGATGGTGATGGTAAATTAGCAGCAAAAAATCTTACTCCTCCTGCACCTGCACCTCCCCCATTATCTCTTGCTGATCCGCCACCTGCCGCTACGACTAAATATTCTAAAGTATTTGAACCTGATACATTTCCAGCACAAGTTATTTGAAAAGTTCCAGGACCTGTAAATGTGTGAATTTTAAAATTTCCGCAAGGTGAATTTGCTGTTGTATTTCCACCAGTTGCTGTTACAAATTTTGGTTGAGAACCAGCATCATTATTACCATCATTAACTATTAACCAACCTTTAGTATCATCAGCATAAACGAGTGTTAATGATTCACCTTCTGTTGTTACATCTAAATCTAATGTATCATTATTTATTTTTTGTGAGCCATTAGGACTAATTGTTAATTTATTTGTATCAAAATTATTTGCATAATCTTTAAAAGCTACAATAGAACCTGGAGTTCCTGCTGGAAGATTTGCTGTAACTACATTGCTAGACGTATCTATAAAAAATCCTTGACCATTTACTGCGGTAAAACTTGCAGATGTTTGAATAGATGTCTGCCAATCAACAGTTCCTGTTCTACCAAATCCTGTTTGTGATGCACCTGATGCTAAAGCGATCGTATCACCACTAGCGCCAATAGTAATTGTATTACTATTCTCGTTAATAATATTTGCACCGCATTGGTTTTGTATGTTGTTTACTTTAATTGTACTTGTCATAATTATTTCTTATACCTTATTATTACTATACCTGAACCACCACCGCCACCATTTCCTCCTTGGCCTCCGCCACCAGCACCACCTCCAGTATTATCTGTTCCATTACTTCCTGCACCTGAACCACCTGGACCTCCAGCACCACCTCCACCAAGTCCTGCTGCACCGCCACAACCAGAGTTAGGTTGACCTACTCCACCACCTCCACCACCACCAAAAAATTTGAAAGAACCAGAAGTTACACCATTAGATCCTGCTAGTTGATCTGGGAATCCACCTCCAGCACCGCCATCTCCACCAGGCACTGAACCTCCAGAGGGACTACCAACAGCCATAAATCCGCCACCACCACCGCCACCGCCAGGGTTACTTGGAGACGATCCTCCATTACTTCCTTGTGATGGATTTACTGGGGGAGTGTTTCCACTTCCTACAGAAGTTCCACCTTGACCACTTCCTCCGCCTGATCCACCAGGATTTCCTGGATTTACAGGACCACCATCAGAACCTCCACTTCCACCACCAGCAGACGAAAGCCCTAAAGCACTAGAAACTGAACCGTCAGTACCTTTTGCTGAACCTGGACCGGGTCCACCACTTCCACCACCACCCACTACAATTGGATAAGCTTGAGCTGAAGCAGTAACTGAACTAGCTCCTGCTCTTGGAAACGCAGGTGCGCTACAAGGCATTGTGATAGTTCCATCAACAGCGAACCTTACTCCACCAGCACCTCCACCGCCACCATTATCTCCTGCTGAACCAGCTCCTCCACCTACTATTAAATAATCTAAATTATTGTTAGCTGGTGTGGTAGATGCACTGTTTACAGTAAAATTTCCTGGTCCTTTAAAAATTGCTAAACTAAAATTTCCACAAGGAGCAGTAGCAATTGTATTACAAGATCCTGAAACCGAAGCACAAATAACACTTTGCCCCGCTGCTGCAAATTGATTATCTTGAACTGATCTCCAACCTACTGTTGAATCTATATAAACAAAAGTTACCCCTTGTCCCTCTGTTGATAAAACAACTGAATCTCCCGCTGTACCACCATTAATTTTTTCTGAACCATTTGGATCAACTGTTAAATTATTTGAATCAAATGTATTATTATAATCTTGAACAGATACAATTGCTCCAGCACTACCTGCTGGTAAATTCATTGTAAAAGCAGAACCTGACGTGTTTGCAAAATAACCTTCCCCACTCGCTGCTGTAAATGTGCCTGTTTTAATATCTCCGGTTTGCCAATCAACAGTCCCTGTTCTTCCAAAACCTGTCTGACTAGCACCACTTCCTAATTGCACTGTGGTTCCAGAACCACCTATTGTTAAGGTAGAGCCACTTTGTTTATCTATTGCATCTACTTCTATCTTTGACATTACACTATTACTAAAGTCCCCGTTACTGTTATAGTT